TACGAAATTTGTGAATATGCAAATGATGCTTGGGAAGCAGCTAGATTTGCACGAGAGGATGTTCCCTTTCTGAGAGAGCATCCTTTTTATGTGGATGAAATTTTGAATGAGGATCATTTATTTAAAAAGAAAAAGGGAAAGAAAAAATGAAGGATATTCCAGTTAAATCTTCAATTATTATTCTTGGAATCATAACATTTTCTATAATTGTGATCCCATCTTTTGCATATGCATAGATAATATTAATAAGATATATTAGTTTATGTTATCAACCCAATATCGTCTTCGTTTAGAAGGCATCTGCAAATCAATAGCAGCAGGAACAGAAGTGAGCATAGACGATATGATATGGGCTCAAAAATTATCCAAGGCAAATACATCTGCCAGAGGCATGTTACAACAGGCAAGAAGACTCGCTACAAACCCGAATGATTCTTTTCTGAATAACTTGAACATTGGAGACCCTGATTCAAGTCGTCATATTAGGGGTTTCCAAAATCCAGAGGATGTGGTAGACTGGTTTCATCAGGAACGATCTGATGATTGGAGACAACGAGATTAATTAAAATGAACAATTATGCACTAGAGATAATTTTCTGGACATCACTTTCAGTTTATCTTTTGTATAAATGGGATAATAGAAAAAAATGATCGTACATGCAGTCGTATACATAACTATGGTTACGCTGTTAATTTTAGCATTCGGATTTTTTGACCCATGAACTTAGAGACAATCTTTATCTTTTTGACACTTCCTTTTGTATCATTAACACTTTACATGGGCACAAAAGGAGGATACTATGATAGTGATGACTACGATGGTCATGGTACAGCTCATAAGGTATTGATCGATGATGAAACAAGCATTTAAATATCTCACTGAGATTAAAGATGCTGCTAAATACATGTTGCAGGGTCTTTCAGTAACTTTATCCCATATGGGAAGAAGACCTGTTACAGTACAATATCCATATGAAAAACTGATACCATCAGAAAGGTATCGTGGTCGCATACATTACGAGTTTGATAAATGTATAGCTTGTGAAGTATGTGTGAGGGTTTGCCCTATAAACCTCCCAGTGGTCGATTGGGTGATGAATAAACAAACAAAGAAAAAGGAATTAAGAAATTATTCGATAGACTTTGGAGCATGTATATTCTGCGGTAATTGTGTAGAATACTGTCCTACTAATTGTCTATCTATGACGGAGGAATATGAACTCGCTACATTTGACAGGCATCAACTTAACTATGATAATGTCGCTCTTGGACGACTTCCCACTAATGTTACAAGCGATCCCACAGTTAGGTCATTGCGTGAACTTACTTATCTACCCAAGGGTGAGATGGATCCACACACAGTCAAGGACAATGACCCAAGAGTGGGCAAGCTTCCATCAGAGGTATTGGATTGGATGACAAAATAGATAAAATACCAAGATGGTTTTACAACACCGTAATCTCTATGGGGATCATGGTGTTTGTTGCTTTTGGGCTTATATTTTTCGGGATGATATAATTATGAAACTGAGACCAAGAAAGTATGCTGAAAATCGTGAAGAGTATATCAGAGAATTTCATAGAGTGATTGCACCAGTAATTGTACTTAAAATGGAAGATAAAGAAGATACTATAAATAAAACACCTACGGAATTAGATAGTGGCAACAGAAATTGACATAGAACAGAGCACTCAGATAGCAGCTCTGGAAAAAGATATAGAACTTCTTCGTGGAGAGGTTGCTAAGTATAAAGACAAAGAACACGAACAGTTTAACAATAGAATCAGTAAACTAGAAAAATGGGTCTGGGGTTGTAGTGCAGTCCTTGCCTGTGTAGTTACTGTTGGTGGTATCATTCCTAAGTTTGTTGATATCGGTGGTGGTATTGATCAATTGTGGTGGACAGCAGATACTAATAGGGAATTTATTGATGAAGTTGTAATACCTTCCTTCAAGAAATCTGGATGGGAATCACAATTTTTTGAGTCATGGGATAAGAAAGGTGCTTGGGAACAGTACAGGTAAATAAGTCATGCCACAAGAACAGTATCTCGGTAATCCTAATTTAAAAAAAGCTAATACATCTGTTGAATTTACAAAAGAACAGATAGAGGAGTTTATTAAATGTAAGGATGATCCTGTATACTTTGCAAGAAATTATATTCAAATAGTATCTTTGGATAGAGGTCTTATACCATTTGAACCTTATGATTTTCAAGAAAAATTAATTTCTCGATTTCATAAAAATCGTTTTAATATCTGTATGATGCCACGACAAACTGGTAAGTCTACAACTTCTGTGGCTTACCTTTTACATTATGTGGTATTTAATGATAGTGTTAACGTTGGTATTCTTGCAAATAAAGCTGCAACTGCAAGAGAATTATTAGGTAGATCTAAAATACTTGCGGCATCTACCTCTGCATCTGCAGTTCGAGGTATGTCTTTCAACATTCTTTTTCTGGATGAGTTCGCCTTTGTTCCTAATCATATTGCTGACTCGTTCTTTGCCTCTGTATATCCTACTATTACTTCTGGTAAATCAACAAAAGTCATAATGGTTTCAACCCCTCATGGGATGAATCATTTTTATAGAATGTGGCATGATGCAGAACGTAAACAAAATGAATACGTACCTACATCAGTTCATTGGTCTGAAGTGCCAGGCAGAGATGAGAAGTGGCGAGAACAAACAATTAAGAATACATCAGAACAACAATTTAAGGTTGAGTTTGAATGTGAGTTCTTAGGATCTGTTGATACTCTTATCAATCCAGCTAAACTTAGAGCATTGGTATATGAAAATCCATTACAAACAAGTAATGGTTTAGATGTATACGAACAACCACAAAAAGATCATGAGTATATGTGTACAGTGGATGTTGCAAGAGGAATGGATAATGACTACTCTGCATTTGTGATTGTAGATATAACATCATATCCACATAGGGTAGTAGCTAAGTATCGAAATAATAGTATTAAACCAATGTTATTTCCATCTATCATACATGATACGATTAGAGGATATAATAATGCATGGGTCTTATGTGAAGTAAATGATATTGGAGATCAGGTAGCTTCTATATTAAACTATGATCTAGAATATCCAAATCTACTTCAATGTTCAATGAGAGGTCGTGCTGGTCAGATAGTGGGACAAGGATTCAGTGGGAAGAAAACTCAACTTGGAGTGAAGATGTCCAAAGCAGTTAAAGCTTTAGGATGTTCTAATCTTAAAACTATGATTGAGTCTGATAAGGTTTTATTTAAAGATTATGATATTATATCAGAACTAACCACATTCATACAAAAGAGAACTTCATTTGAAGCTGAGGAAGGATGTAATGATGACCTCGCAATGTGTCTTGTCATATATGCATGGATGGTGGATCAAGATTATTTTAAGGAACTAACAGATCAAGATGTAAGAAAAAGATTATATGATGAACAAAAAGAGCAAATTGAACAAGATATGGCTCCATTTGGTTTTATCTCGGATGGATTAGACGATGATGAATTTGTAGAAAGTGGAGATAGATGGACTAAGGCTAATGGAGATGAAATATTTTCAACATATGGTGATTCAAGTTATATGTGGGAATACTATTGATGAACTTAGATGATCAATTTGATCTCGAACATCTATTTCTTAAGGAGAGGGTTTGTCGTGTTTGTGGAGAAGAAAAAAATTTAATTGATGGTTTTTATTTAACTCGAAAGAACAGAGGAGGTAATGCTTCTTCTTATTCATATGAGTGTAAACTCTGCACTATCAAAAGAATTTCAGATACAAGAAAGAAAAAAATAATCACATGGGAATATCCTGATTGGTGAAGTTCACGCATTGTTTCCCCATACGTAAGTCGGGTAAATAATAAATAAATTTAGATAAAATACTGACACGCAGAGGGAATCAGATG